ACATTTGACGAATCTGGTAACTATACAGTTAGACCATTTAAGATTGATGTTCGTGAACATAGAAATAATAATCGTGGCGCATGGGTTACTGATCGTGCATATTTAATCGGTGATGTTGTAGTTCATAATGGTATCACTTATGTAGCAACAGACAATGGAACTTCTAAAACTGTTCCTCCAGTTCATACTACTGGAATCGTATCTGACAGTTCTACCACTGGTGGTGTTCTTTGGGAATATAATCAAACACCATTCTATAATCGTGGTATCTATAGCCCAACAGATGCAGCAAATCCAGGTAGTGATACTAAACTTGCTATTGGTTTAGAACCTGGAAAGGCATATATTCAGGGATATGAGGTTCAAAAGACTTCCACTGAATATATCACAATTGACAAAGCACGTGATTCAGTACAAGTTAACAATAGTTACTTAACATCACCTGTTGGAAATTTTGTTTACGTTAAAAACATAAACTCTTTACCACCATTTGATTCAACATCAGGAATGCCTACTGTAACTCTTTATAATAGATTTACATATGCAGTCGGCACGTCACCACTTGGTTCTGTAGCTGCTACTGTTGCTATTTCTGGATCGGCAGGACAGTTTACATGTGGTAATTCTAATTTAGAAGTTGGAGATTTAATTACTATTACTGGTACAAAGGGTGGAACTTCTACTTTTACTGGCTACACAACTGGCACAACATATAAAGTTTCTGCTGTTACTGGTGCGTCACCAAGTGTAACTGGATTCACTTTAACTACTACTGCTGATTCTGCATTATCAACTTCAGCTGGTACACTAACTGGATTAACTTACACTGTTACAAGTGTAAATGCAAAGGCAATTGGTACTGCACGTGTTCGTGGTATTGAGTGGGACAATGGAACCATCGGTACACAAACCGCAGTGTATAAACTTTATCTGTTTGATGTAAATTTAACAACAGGATTTGATTTTGCCAGAGATGTAAAATCATTCTTCTATAGCCGTTCAGACACAAACTTAAACTTTACCGCAGACATCAATGAAATCACTACGAATTTAATTGGTTCTGGTACAACATACAGTTCTTATCCAGGAACTCGTGGAGCATCAACTACCATTTATGGTGTTGGCACTGCATTTTCTGGTGGAACAAATAGACCAGTCTTTAGTCCTGCGTTAAAAATTGGTGATTTTATTTACGTTGGTTCTACAGCTAATCGTCGTAGAGTTGTTACTATTACAAACAACGAACAAATTACAGTTGATACTGCAGTTACTGTTGATGGTGGAATTATTAGTCTCATCCAAAGTGGTGTGCAAGAACCACAGAACGATTCTTTAATCTATCCTTTACCAAACTATGCAATTAAATCAGTTCGTGCAGCTGATAACGTAACCAAGAATATTATTTACTACGGTATGCAATATTTGACTGGATCAACTGGTTCTGGATCTGGTGGATCTTGTACTCTGCCACTAACAGCTTCGTCAGGTGTATTCGCTGATCCAGCTGAGACTGACAATTATATCCTTGTATATAATGATTCCACTGCAGGTGGTGTAATAGTTAACCCAACAGGATATACTTCTGGTGGAAGTTCTTCTATTACATTTACGTTACCAGACACATATGCCAGCAAAGACTTTATTGTTATGGCAACTATTAAGAAAGTTGGTATTGGAGAAAAGAGTAAAACTCTATCTTCTGCAACAGTAACTTTAACGACACAGGTAACTGCAACTAAATCTGTTCTATCATTGGGTAAAGCAGATATTCTTCGTATCAAATCTGTCATGATGGATACTGGTACATTTGCATCACCAACTGGTAATTATACTGTTGATATATCAGATCGTTACGATCTTGATAATGGTCAAAGAGATACACATTATGATATTGGAAAATTGTTACTAAAACAATCTTATGCTCCACCATCTGCACCAATTGTAATAACTTTTAGTTGGTTTGAACATGGTACTGGAGATTACTTCACTAAAAATTCATATCCGATTGATACCACTATTAAAGCTGTAGACGTGCCATCATATGATGGTAACAACTTACGTGATGTTCTAGATTTCCGACCAAGAATTGGTGATGCTGGCGCAGTATTTACTGGTGGAAATGCATCATTCTCAATGACTCCAAAACGTGGTCAAGATATCACATTGGATTATTCATATTATCTTGGTCGTCAAGAAAAAATCGCCATAGATTTTACTGGAAGATTCTTTAACATTAAAGGTGTATCTGCATTAGTTCCAGCAGAACCAAATGATCCAGTTATTGGTATGGTTCTGTATAAACTTAATCTTGAGCCATTTACCTTTGGCACAGCAAACACTAATGTTATTGTTAATCAAGTTGACAATAAGCGTTACACAATGCGTGACATTGGTAAACTAGAAAAACGTATTGATAATCTAGAATACTATACTTCTTTATCTTTACTAGAACAAGAAACTAAATCTCTTTCTATTACCGACTCTCAAGGATTAGAGAGATTTAAAAATGGATTTATTGTAGACTCATTCACAGGACATAATGTTGGTGATGTGACATCTCCAGATTACCTATGCTCTGTTGATATGGAGAAGGGTGAACTGCGTCCATTCTATTCAATGAACAACATAAATCTTGTAGAGAATAAAACAAACGATGGAGATCGTACAACAGCTGGATATAAACTTTACGGTGATGTTATCACATTACCAGTTAAAGAAGATATTCCACTTATCACTCAAGCATATGCTTCTCGTTTAGAGAATGTTAATCCATTCGCTGTGTTTAACTTCCTTGGTGATATTCGTCTAAACCCATCTTCAGATGATTGGTTTGAAACAGTGAGGGCACCAGATATTGTAAGAAACGTAGAAGGTAATTATAACACTATCGCTAATCTTGCTGTGAAAGCAGGTATTCTTGGTACAGTTTGGAACGCATGGCAAACCAGCTGGGTTGGTGGTACATATGTTGCTGCTCAATGGGCTCAACAGGATGGTGCTTTCCGTAATACATATCAAACTGTTGCGAATCAAGTTGGGCTATCACGTACTGGAATTAGATCAACAATTAATGTTCAGATGGACAGACAAGTTGTAGATGATAGAATAATTTCTACTGCTCTTATCCCATACATCCGCCAACGAAATGTATTAGTACAAGTTAAGGCATTAAAACCAAATACTCGTTTCTACCCGTACTTTGATAATATTTCTGTTGCTGCATATTGTACTCCGTCTTCTTATCTAACATATACATTGGCAAGTTCAACTGCTCCAGACTTTGAAACAGCAAAAAATGCTGGTGTTGATGCCACAGATACTGCACGTATTATTGATAATATCCCAACTGTTACCAACGCAGATAGTTATGGTAATATGTGTTTAAATATTGGTGATAGAATCCAAGGTGGTTCATCAAATGCAACCGCAGTAGTTGTCGGTAAAGACCGTAATTCTGATACTGGAGTGCGTCGTTTACATATTGTAAACATCAAGGGTACATTTACTACTGGTGAAACTATAACTGCTTATGGTACTGGATCTGGTGCGACTGCTACTATTAGTGGAACTATGCCAACTAATAAATTACAGGGTGATGCATTAACAACAAACTCTGTCGGTGAATTAAACTTTATTTTCTGGATTCCAAATTATGATTCCATTAAATTCCGTACTGGTGTTCGTGAGTTTAAATTACTAGACGTTAGCACTTCTGATGGTCAATCAACATCGTCTTCAAAAGTTCAATACGAAGCAACTGGAACTCTTCAAACTAGACAACAAACTATCAACTCTGTTCGTAATGCAGTTATTGCTCAAGAAAGTCTTGAAGACAGCACTGTAATTGTTAATGCGTCAAACCGTATTATTGATTCCGTGCAGACTGTGTTTGCAGCACCCAGCGGTACTGACCCATTGGCACAAACATTCTTGGTTCAATCTCCAGGTGGAGCATTCTTAAGTAAGGTTGATATCTTCTTTGCCACTAGAGATGCTGGAGTTCCAGTTACACTAGAAATTCGTGAAGTTGTAAATGGATATCCAGGAAAACGAATTCTTCCATTCTCTAAAGTAACTTTAAAAACAGAACAAGTTAATGCTCCAATCTTTGGTACAACAATTGATACAACCCTGTATAACACTGTTACTCTTGATGGTGCAACTGTTGCCAAGTATGATAAACCAACATCTTTTGTGTTCCCATCTCCTGTTTATGTTCAAGACGGAGAAGAATATGCAATAATTCTTTCTACTGATTGTATTAATTACAAAGTTTGGATTGCTCAGATGGGCGATATAATTCCAGACTCTAATAGAGCCATCTCTGAACAACCATATAATGGTGTTCTATTCAAATCTCAAAATTCTTCTACTTGGACTGCAAATCAAGACCAAGATTTGAAGTTTACAATTTATCGTTGTAAGTTTAATACTGATGTTACAGGTAGCGTAGAATTTGTTAATGATGTATTATCCAATAATCTAATAGAAGCAGATCCATTCCAGACTACAAGTGGAACAAACAAACTTCGTGTATGGCATGAAAATCATGGTATGTTTGTTGATTCAAAAGTGGTATTCGATAATGTTAACAAAACAGTTTATCAAGGTACTACAGCTACAGGTACATTTACTTGTGCTGATAATGATCCAACTATCACAGGAGTAGGAACATCGTTTAATTCAATACTAAATCCTGTGGGCACTGCATTTATTCGTGCGTCAGATAATAAGGTTATAGGTATTATTGCTTCAATAACTAGTAATACAAGTTTAGAATTATCTTCTAATGCTTCTGTAACTGTTGCTTCTGCTGTTGCATTTAAATTGGCTCCATCAATAAATGGTATCCCTGTCACTGAGATCTATACAAGCGCAGCTGCAAATGCTCAAATTCAACATACAATTAGTGATGTTGATTTAGATTCTTATTGTATTACTGCTAGCACTAATGCAACTACCACAGGTTACTCTGGTGGAAGCAGAGTTCGTGCCAGCAGCAACATAGTATATGACATGGCGATTCCATCAATACAATCGCAGAACTTCTCAGATACAACTATTGATTTTACCATGAAGACTACTTCTGGCAAATCAGTGGATGGCGCAGAGACTCCATATACGTATGGATCATACAAAGGTATTGTTACAAACAATAATAATATGTTCTTTGCTCCACAGGTAGTTGCTTCTACAGTAAATCAATCTTCAGGTAAAACTGTTACACTTCAGGCAACTATTAGTTCTGATAATGATGCATTATCACCTATTATTGATAGTCATAGAACTTCTCTAATTACGGTTTCTAACAAAATTAATAAGCCATCAGAAACTAATGTAAACGTGTCTTTAATAGACAATAGAACAGTATTCACTGGTGCCACTGGAGCGTTTAGTTTTGTAAATTTAGGTACTGCTTGGGCAGCAACTACTTCTAAAGCAGTTGGTGATCAAGTTAACTATCTTGGTAATCTGTATACAGTCACCATCGCAGGAACTACCAGTACAGCTGGTCCAACCCACACAGCTGGTTTATCTGTAAATGGCACAGCTACTTTACTATTTTCTGGTAAATGTACTACTATTACGACTTCAGTCGCTGGTGTAGCTGCATTAGTTCTAACTATTCAAGTTGGTAAGTATATTACGGTTTCTGGCTCTACTACTGGTGGCAATGATGGAACTTATCTTGTGACCAGTGTTGCTGGAGACGGATCAACCACAGGAACAATTACTGTTTCTAGAACGACTAATTTTACCAGTGAATCTGCTATTAGTGGAACTACAGTTAAATTGAGAACTCTGTTCGTTGATGAAATTGCTCCAGTGGGCAGTTCTTCAGTGAATAAATATGTAACGAAAGCGATTACTCTTTCCAATCCATCTAACTTCTTTAGAATTAGATACGCAGGTAACATTCCACAAGAAGCCGATGTATTGGTTTACTATAAGACTTCTCCTGTTGGATCTACATTGGACTTTAATAGAATAAACTGGACTTTATCTGACCCAGATGCTGCAATCGTTAAGGTTCAGAATGGAGATGATACCTTTATTGATGTGGATTACTCCGAAGAGGGTCTATCCCAGTTTGACGTAATTGCAGTTAAGATCGTTATGCAGTCTACAAATAGTTCTGCAATACCGAGAATTAAAGATCTACGAATTATAGCGTGTGCCTAATATGTTACTAAAGGTACAAGGAGATCCTAGTTTAGTCAGAGATGCCAACACTATGGCTATCCTAAATACTAGTGGAACAGATTATCAGAACTATATTCGTAGAAGAGAGTCTTTAATGTCTGATAAAGAGCAGCTGACAATTCAGGCAAATGAAATAAATAACTTAAAACAAGATTTGAGTGAAATCAAACAAATGCTATCAGCATTACTGCACGATCGTATAAAAGGATAATAAATGTCAACAATAGTCTTAAGAGCGAATAAAGGTTCGCCTCTTACCAATACTGAAGTCGATACAAACTTTAGTAACTTAAACACAGATAAACTAGAAGCCACCTACGCAGGTGCGATGAACAGTTTAACTGGCGGTACTTCTATCGCCACTGTGGGCACAGTTACTGCTGGTACGTGGTCTGCCACTGCTATCGGTGCGACTAAAGGTGGTACTGGTCAAACAACTTATGCAGCTGGCGATTTGCTTTACGCAAGTGCCACAAATACTTTAAGTAAACTAACTAAACCATCTACTGCTAGTTACCTAAAAATGGCTTCTGATGGTACTCCTTCTTGGGATACTCTTGGCTTAGATGACATTACTGCCACTGGTACTGTTACCACTGGTACTTGGAATGC